AATCCGGACCGAGAGTTTGATTTGTGTTGGTCAGTCGAGTTCTTAGAGCACATTGAAGCCAAGTACATTCCAAACTTCATGAATGACTTCCAGAAATGCAAGTATGTCTTTGTAACTGCCGCTAAGCCCGGGGACGGTGGTAAGCATCATGTCAATGAGCAGTTACCTGAATACTGGATAGATGTTTTCTTACAGTACGGTTTCGTGTATAATGAACAGCTTACAAGTGACCTTAAAGAGAATAGTTCAATGAAGAAACGTTTCTTCAATCGTAATGGACTAGTATTTGTTAAGAAATAGATTATAGGATTAGATGATGAGTTTAAAAGATAAGACATCGCTCAAGTATAGTGAGACCTTTTACAGCTTCCAGGGCGAGGGGAAGTATGTAGGTATACCCAGTCTATGGATGCGGTTCTTCCTATGCAACCTACAGTGCGATGGATTTGGACAGGATGACCCTACCAGCCCCGATACTTACGATCTACCCTACGAGAAGATTGATCTCACGGATATCACTGACGTAATGGACCTACCTGTGTTCGAGAAGGGGTGTGATTCATCGTATACCTGGTCCAAGCGCTTTCGCCACCTGATTAGCGAGCGTTCTGTGGAACAGGCTGTAGACGAGTTAACAGCGCTTCTACCCAGTGGCAAGTTTCAGCATCCGGAGACCTTTCAAGATACTCACATGGTGTTTACGGGTGGAGAGCCTCTCCTCAAGCCTACACAACGTGGGCTTATACAGGTCATGCAGGAGTTTGAGGCACGGGGTAATCTACCAAAGTTTGTCACAATAGAAACTAACGGTACTACTCATATTACTGATCCACTCAAAGAATACATTAAGAGTTATACTGAGAATGGTGGGGAGTGGTATTGGAGTATTAGTCCTAAATTGTGGTCTACGGCTGGAGAGCTAGCTAAGAAGGCTATCAAGCCTGATGTTGTGGGTGAATATGCAGCAACATCAAGCGTGGGTCAGCTGAAATATGTAGTAAACGGATCCGAAGCTAGCTGGGATGAGGTAGTATTTAATACCAAGATGTTCCGTGAAGCTGGTTGTGATTTCCCTGTATGGATTATGGGTATTGGAGGAACGGTCGAGGGGCTCAAGCAAAATGAAGCCTCTATTGCTAATGAGGCCATTCGACGTGGGTACAACTATACATCTAGAGTACATTGTCATGTGTATGGCAATACTCCAGGTACGTAAATCGACTAATTGTTAGGAAGGTTATATTATGATTGTATACAGTAATGAAGATACTAATGAAATGATTTTGTCTATTGGTAGGTATTTGGACATATCTCCGCCAGATATGGTCGTGGGACTGAAGCGGGGCGGATTAGTCCCAGCAGTCTCTCTATCACATATGTTTGGCGTTCCGATGGAGTCATTATCTTGGAGCACCAGAGACTTCTCTCAGAGAGAACTCAATCTTGAGGTAAAAGATGCGGTGTTGGAAGGATTAAATGTTGTCTTTATCGATGATATCAATGATAGTGGGGCTACTCTCACAGAGGTCCAAGAAGCATATGGTACTGCAGATAACATTCGTTATGTGTCTCTAGTGAGCAGGAAGGGCAGCGTATTCAGTACAGATTTTACTGCTGCTACAATTGAAGACGGAACGTGGGTAGAGTTTCCTTGGGAAAATATTAAATTATGAGTGTAAAGATAAAATCAACCAAGGCTTATTTGAATTTGCCTTGCGGGCATAGTCAGTGGTTCGATAAGAATGCTGATGGAACTACAGGTCACTGTGCACAGGTACATGGTTATGATCGTTCTTGTGAATTCACGTTTGGTGGTGACATTGATGATCATGGTTGGGTAATTCCCTTTGGTGGTCTGAAGGAAGTGAAGAAGTTTCTCGAATACTACTTCGATCATGTGACTGTGCTAGGTGCTGATGATCCACGTATTGATGATATCCCTGAGGATATGCTGAGTGGAGATGGTTTACTTGGAACACTTCGAGTACTACCATACGGCGTATCAATGGAGATGAGTTCTATGTTTGTATGGGAACAAGTTAATGCTTTTGTTTACCAGATTACATCAGGACGAGTTTATGTTGAGAGAGTGCATATGAGAGAGCACGAGCGCAACAGTGCATATATCGAAGCAAGTGAACTTAGTGCTAAAACCAATGCTATTATGTTCTTAGATGAGAAGTCTCCGCTAGAGCTCAAGCCGAGATGGTCTTTTGTAGCGCCTAAAGAGGCGTTGGATAATCTCAACCAATGATAAATATATACGAACAGGTATTCTGGTGGTTCGTCCGTTTAGGTCTTTCGCCAGCAAGTTTGACAGCCCTTCCTCCTTTTGCTGTCTTTAAATAACTCGAAGGAATAAAACATGAGCAAGTCTAATGCTGAACTCGGCCGTCTGGTCAATAAGCACCTCGATTCTTTAGGAATCAACACACCTATCACTGCACTAGTAAAAGAAGATCGACAGTACAAGATCGATAAGATCGCTGAGCTAACGGCTGAGATGCTGAAAGTACTGGGTCTTGATCTAACTGATGACTCTTTAGAAGAAACACCGATTCGTGTAGGTAAAATGTACGTGGATGAAATCTTTTCAGGTCTACGTTACGAAACCTTTCCAAAGTGCACAACTGTAGAGAATAAGTTCTGTCATGGAGAGGAGTTTGTACTCGAGAAGAATATTACACTGTTCTCAGACTGCGAGCATCACCTACGTCCTATTATTGGACAGGCTCACATTGCCTACATTCCTGGTAAGAAGGTACTGGGTTTATCTAAGCTCAATCGTATTACTCAATACTTTGCACAACGCCCTCAGGTTCAAGAGCGACTGAATCAGCAGATTGCACACGCTATTGCCTTCATCACTGAGAGTGATGATGTCATGGTAGTAATCGAAGCTGGACACACCTGTGTATCTCAACGAGGCATCAAAGATACACAGAGCTCTACTGTTACAGCATGCTGTCTTGGTAAGTTTGGTGATTCCCAAAGTGGCTTACGTAAAGAGGTTATGGCCAACATTAATCGCTAATCGTTGACAATAACAGCATAATGGTGTATAATGCTGTTTCTATTTGAAGTACTTGATGAGTAATATTATGATTGTTAATAAAAGAATATGGGTATCCTTTCAGCGAGAGGGTATCCATTGTTATCCCGCTGCACCTGAAGGTGTAGAATTCCTTAAGCACCCCCATCGACATATGTTTCACTTCCGTGTAGACATAGACGTGTTTCACGACGATCGTGATATAGAATTCATTCTATTTAAACGAGAGCTCGAATCCCTATACACAGAGCAGACGCTTGAGCTTGACTACAAGTCTTGTGAAATGCTTGCCGATGATCTAGCAAACTACATTACAGCCAACTACCCAGGAAGAGACTTCGTTGTATCAGTGAGCGAAGATGGAGAGAATGGTGCGATCTGTACCTATAATCAGGAGAAGTCCAATGGTTGATTTCTGTCACATAGTACCTACACCTCATCTAGATCTTGTTGAAGGTAGATCCTCACATCTAATATTGGCCCATCTGGTAGAGGAAGATGATACCTATGCTAACTGGTACGGATCTAACAAGGGAAATTCACGCTACATTTTAGACAACAGTGCCTTCGAGATGTATAAGGCAGGTCGGGAAATGTATCCTTCAGATCAGCTAATCGAAATGGGTATAGCTGTTAATGCCGACTTCATTGTTATGTCTGACTATCCTGGTTGCCATAGTAGTGAGACAATCCGAGCAGCTGAAGATCTAGCTCCTAAGTTTAGAGAAGCCGGCTTCGGAACATTCTTTGTTCCTCAGTCCGAGATTGGAGATTTCGAGGATTACATCTCAGCCTTTGCATGGGCAGCTAGTAGCCCATTGGTGGATTATATTGGTGTGTCTATTCTAGGTGTACCGAATGCTTATGGTGTCGAGAAAGACAATAAGATGCAACGATTCCTCAGTCGATGGAAGATGATGGATGAGTTAGACAGAAGAGGTATACTAGCGCTGGCGTCAGCTAATGGTAAGCTAATACACTTCTTGGGAATGGTAGATGGTCCTAATGAAATTGAACTCACGAGCAACTACCATATTGATACTTGGGACAGCAGCGCAGGTTGTTGGGCCGGTATGCACGATATCGAGTTCGATAACTCTCCCACTGGACTCGTAGATGGTAAGTTTGAGAAAGAGGTTGACTTTGACCTCGAGTGCATGGATAATACGTTAGTTGAGAAGGCTAAGCGTAACATGCGCTACATTGATACATTATGTGAGGAGATATACTTGTGATCGACTTTAAGTATGGAGAAGGTGAGTTCCTGGACGAGGTACAGACGTACATTGAGTCAACGTACAACCAACATTATGTTGGTAAGAAAGATATACAGACCATCGATGTATGGGACACGTTGGGTAATGCGGAAACAACTGTTCGTGATACAGCTATCAAGTACCTAATGCGATTTGGTAAGAAAGATGGTAAGAATAAGAAGGATTTGTTGAAGACTATGCATTATATTATACTGCTTCACCACTTTGCATATATTGACGATGAGGATAATGTGTGAAACATATTATGGGTATTGGCTCGGCTTCGAAGCTGAGCAATGTAGAAGAGAAGGACATACAACCGAATGCAGTAGATCTCCGAATCGGTTCTGTCTTTAAGATCTCTGATGCAGAGTTCGTTATCGATGAGCAGAAGAAGGTTCATCGTGGATCATCTAAGATGGAGACGGACGATCAAGAGTATTATAATCTACAACCGGGTCACTACGAAGTGATTATGGCAAATGAGATTGTTGTTGGGGACAATGAGGCTGGGTGGGTTATTACTAGATCTACTCTCAACCGCAATGGTGTGTTTCTGACTTCGGGTCTATATGATTCGGGCTACGATGGTGTAATGGCAGCAGTGCTTCATGTCACTTGTGGTGATGCCCGCATCAAGAAAGGTACACGTATCGGACAATATCTGAGCTTCGATGCAGAGATGTTGAGCAAGTACGATGGTGATTATGGAAACAATAAACAACACGATGAGAAATACGGAGTATAATTATGGAACTTGAAGTAAGTTTAGAAGTGTTGCGTAAGCGGAAGCTGATGGTGGCTACGCCTATGTACGGAGGTATGTGCGCTGGTACTTATACCAAGTCATGTACAGAGCTAGCAAAGTTAGCAGCGAAATATGAGGTAGAGTGTCAGTTCTACTACCTGTTTAACGAGTCGTTAATTACAAGGGCTCGTAACTACCTAGCAGACGAGTTCATGCGGTCTGACTGTACCCACATGATCTTCCTGGACAGCGATATTGGGTTCAATCCCAATGATGTCATGGCTATGCTTGCTATTATGGGTGAAGATACAGAGTATGATATTATGTGTGCTCCCTATCCCAAGAAAGTAATTGCCTGGGAGAAGATTAAGGACGCTGTCGATCGTGGCTTTGCTGATGAGGATGCAAATAACCTAGAGCGTTTTGTAGGCGACTTTGTATTCAACCCAGCTAAAGGTCAAACAGAGATTAAGATTGCTGATCCTGTTGAGGTTCTTGAGAGCGGCACTGGCTTTATGATGATTCAGAAGCGAGCTTTTGAGAAGTTTGATGTAGCATATCCTGAGCTGAAGTATATGCCAGATCACGTACGTACCAAACACTTTGACGGTACCCGAATGATTACAGCTTACTTCGATACAGTCATTGACCCAGAGACCAAGCGTTATCTGTCAGAAGATTATATGTTCTGCCAGTACTCGCGGGCAGCTGGTGTTAAGGTATGGTTGTGTCCTTGGATGAAGACCTCACACATGGGTAGCTACTTTTTTGGTGGTTCCCTCTCCGACATGGCTCAGATTGGAGCTTCTGCTACAGTAGATCCTGATAAGATTAAGGCGAAACGATGAAAATTTCACAAAGAACATTCCAAGTACTGAAGAACTTCTCTTCTATCAACCCTACTCTAAACGTAACTGCCGGTAGTGTCATTCGTACAGTATCGCAGAACAAGACAGTGCTAGCAGAGGCAGCCGTACAGGAAGAGTTTCCTATGGACTTTGCTATCTACGACCTGAGCGAAATGCTGGGCGTTGTGAGTCTATTCGATGAGCCTGAGTTCGAGTTTGATAGTCATTATGTACAGATTAGTGATAGTGCATCAGCTAGTAGCGATTACTTCTACGCAGATAAGTCTATGGTAACTGTTCCGCCTACCGGTGGCATTGAGCTTCCTGATGAACCTGTCAAGTTTCTCTTAGGAGAGAAGGTACTGAAGGGTCTATTGCAAGCAGCATCGGTAATGGGTTTACCAGAAGTAATCGTACAGGGTGATGGGGAGAATATTAAAGTCCTTGCTACCAATAGTAAGAATACTACATCTCACCAGTTTAGCTACGAAGTAGGTAAGACTAGCGACCACTTTAAGATGGTATTCAAGGTAGAAAACCTCAAGTTGATTGCTGGTACATACGATGTGTCGATCTCCTCTAGTCGAATTGCAAAGTTCATTCTGCAGGATCAATCGCTGTCTTACTGGATTGCCACTGAAGGCACGTCAACGTACGGAAACTAAGAGCAAGGTCCTGTGAGAGAGTTTGAATCGTTCCTATGCCCATACCTCCTATCTGATATCGAGGACGACCTAGCTAGCAAGATATCTAGTGGTATTGCTCCTGGTGTCGATAGGGGTAAATGGGATCCCTCTTTATGGCAGGGATTGAGAGGATCGTGTTTTAGCTTTAAGCTCGATAAGGGACTGAACCACAGGCTAACGAAATATATTAGAAACGAGGTAGAGGTTACTCCGTTCAAGGGGTTAGGTGCTTCGTTCCATGTATGGGAGCCTCATAGTGGGATAAATTGGCATCCTGATCCCATATATGCTTGGGGAGCCACAATATACCTCAATAAGATATGGAAGCACGAGTACGGGGGCATATTTCAGTGGACAGCTGGTGACGTTAATGATGAGTCTAGCATAGTACACGAAGTATTGCCCAGGTACAATTTAATGGTATTGAACGACGAACAACAGATGCATATGGTCACTCCTGTCAGTACGAAGGCGATAGAATATCGAACCACGCTACAGTTGTTTGCAACAAAACAGTAATTAAGGATTATATAATGGATACAAGTAAATTAAAGAACGTCATTCACGAAATCAGCAACTCAATGACACGTATGGACGGTGAACGCGAATACATTAAGGAAGCTGTTAAGCTAGCAAGTGAAGAACACGTTATCGACAAGCGGGTCCTACGTAAGATTGCTCGGGCTTATCACAAACAAAACTTTACAGAAGAAGTTGCTACTGCAGAGGAATTTGAGGTACAATACACTAATGTTCTTGGACCTGAAGCAGATCCAATGAAACAGTAGCTATTTGTCTGGGGACTTCTGTCCCCTTTATTATGTGAATGTGATAGGTAATTATATTATGAGTGAAGAATTTTTATGGGTAGAGAAATATCGTCCGAAGACTATTTCTGATACTATTCTCCCCGACAACCTAAAGCAGACGTTTGAAACGTTTGTTGGTCAAGATAACATTCCCAACCTGATGTTGAGTGGGGGACCTGGTATAGGTAAGACCACTGTTGCTAAGGCAATGCTAGAACAGCTTGGATGCGATTACATCGTAGTGAACGGTTCTATGAATGGCAACATTGATACTCTACGTACAGAGATTAAAGACTTTGCGTCCACTATATCTTTCGTAGGTAAGCGTAAGTATGTTATCTTGGATGAGGCTGATTACCTCAATCCTCAATCTACGCAGCCAGCTCTACGTAATTTCATGGAAGAGTTCAGTAAGAACTGTGGTTTTATTCTAACCTGTAACTTTAGAAACCGTGTAATTGAACCTCTACAATCTCGATGCAGTGTTATCGACTTCAAGATCGATAAGAAAGACCGTGCAGCAATGGCCGGCCAATTCTTCAATCGTGTATGTACTATATTAGATGGTGAGCAGGTTGAGTACGATAAGAAGGCTGTCGCAGAAGTGATTACAAAGTACTTCCCAGATTTCCGTAGAGTCCTCAATGAGCTACAACGGTATTCAGCTGTAGGTAAGATCGATGTTGGTGTTCTCGCTAACTATGATGTGAGCATTGATGATCTTATTGCAATGCTGAAGGGTAAGAAGTTTGACGAGATGCGTAAGTGGGTTGGTAACAATAGTGATGTTGATACAGCTACCTTGTTCCGTAAGCTATATGATACTGCCAACAAACATCTCAAGCCAGCTGGCGTTGCACAGTTGATTGTTACCCTGGCTGATTACCAGTACAAAGCAGCCTTTGTTGCCGACCATGAAATCAATACCGTAGCATGTCTAACGGAAGTTATGATGGATGGAGACTGGCTATGAATCCCTTCGACTACCTCAATGCAATCAACTTCACTAAAGAGGATATGATTGAAGGTAGCGATAACCCTGAGCTAGCAGAAAAGCTCTATGTTCCGTTCCTTACTAACAAGGGACTTTCTTACTTCGTTGACACAGTATACTTAGCAAATGAGATGAATCGCCGTAGCGGGATTGACAAGAAGCTCCAATTTTCATTTTACCTAAATACCGTGAGAAAGCGAAAGCGCTTTAGTAAGTGGCACAAGCCACAACTTAGTAACGATCTTGATGCAGTTATGTTATATTATGGTTATAGCTATGATAAAGCCCGACAAGTCCTCGATCTACTATCTGAGGATCAACTAAGTAGTATAGTAAGAAAAACAACGGGCAAGGGTGGTTTAGGTAATGGCAGCGAATCTAAGTAACATGATTGAAGTAACATTGAAGAATGAGGATGACTTTCTTAAAGTTCGTGAGACCCTCACTCGGATAGGAATAGCATCTCGCAAAGATAAAATTCTATATCAATCATGTCATATCCTGCATAAGCAGGGTCAATATTATATTGTTCATTTTAAAGAGTTATTTGCTTTAGATGGTAAGCCAGCGAATTTCGATGAAGCAGATATTGCTCGTCGAAATACTGTAGCAAACCTTCTAGGTGATTGGGGCCTCGTGGTCCTGGTTGACGCAGAGAAGAGCTCGGAGCCAAAAGCACCGTTGTCTCAGATTAAAATTCTTCCCTTCAAAGAGAAGAATGAGTGGTCATTAGAAGCAAAGTATAACATTGGTCGTAAAGTATAACATTAGGAATATATTATGAGTAAGTCGGTAGCAGTACAACGATTTTTAAGTGAAACAACAGACGAGTCCCAGGACTATGTTGTAACCGAGTATGAAGATGGTCACTTACAGAGATCAGTCCAAGTAAAAACATATCAAGAGGCCATGAGTCTCAAAGAGCAATGGGATAGAGCGGCTACCCTTTAATGGGTCCGGATTTCATTAGCGTGTTTCCTAACAACCTATCGTCGGCTATGTGCGACGAGGCTGTTAGGATTACAGACGAGATATGTGAGCGAGGAGCACCTGGATACGAGTTCATCGATACCAGCATGCGCAAAGACCACAATCTAATAGTATCATCCTTCGATGAGCTTGCACCTCTGCACGATCAGATCAAGAGAAGTTTAGCTGGAGCCTGGGCATCCTATAATCTCACATATGAGGTTACAGGCAATCCACGGGACTTTGATGTGGTATATGACCCAACGACTAAGATACAGAAGTCAGGTCCAGGACAAGGCTTCACTGGTTGGCACACGGAGCAAGGTGGACATCCCGTTGCCAAGTCTCGTATATGCGCATGGATGATATATCTGAATGATGTAGAGGCAGGTGGCCATACAGAGTTTAAGTTTCTGCACAAGAGATATAAGCCAACCAAGGGAACATTGTTAATCTGGCCCGCTGCCTTCACCCACATGCACAGAGCTGCACCCGATCTACAAGAGAATAAATACATAGCAACTGGTTGGTTCCGATATCCATAGCGATATAACCAATCGAGTATAACGTTTATAAACATTATTCATATCATTTATATGTGTGAAACGTATAAATAATACTGCTGATGCGGCATGGGCCGGTCAGATTAACAACAACCTTGCTTAATAGGAGGAACCGTAATGGTATCTAAAGCATTTTCATTTCCGCACTCAAACTTTATTGGATTCGATCATCTATGGCAAGAAATAGAGAAGTTGTCTGTTTCTGGGGACAATACATTTCCCAAGCACAATGTGGTCAAATACAGTGATAATGAGTACTCTATTCAATTGGCTCTAGCCGGATATTCTGAAAAGGATATAGATGTCGAAGTAAAAGAAGGCATCCTGGTTGTCCGCGGGGGCAAGCCGAATGATACTGGAGAAGAATACTTACATAAAGGTATTTCGACCAAGAAGTTCACTCGAACCTTTAGATTGTCAGAACACGTTGTTGTCGATGGAGCTGAATTCATTGATGGCTTACTGGTCATACACCTGAAAGTAGAAATCCCTGAAGAAAAGCGTTCGCGTAACATTCCTATAGGAACCCGATCAACATTGTTGCCGGAATCCACAACTAATTAAGGAGACGTGAATGAACACCGTACTTAGACAAGAGAAGACTGATCAGGCCTGCCAAATGTGCATGGTTGTGTCAGCTTTCTTGCTACCGTTCGCAATCATTTTATTTGCATCGTAGTAGATTTATCCCAGGGGGTCAGGTAATTCTGGCCTCCTACCTTTTTATTATTAATGGAGTATATTATGTCAAACCAAACTTTAAAAGTATTACGTATGCGATCTGGAGAAGATGTCCTATCCATGATCGAAGACCACGGCAATTCAGTTACACTAGTAGACGCCGTAACCCTGATTCCAACTCAACATGGTCAGGTCCAATTCATTCC